CTACAACTTTGGGACGCCAGTTGGATCATACTGGTTACCACTGTCACAGGATTCCACGCTGTGTTCAACAGGTTCGTGAAAGAGTTCAGCCTCAAACAACAGATCAAGAAACAGTTCGGCACATACCTATCACCAGACATGGTGGCACAATTACAGAAGAATCCCAACCTATTGAAGTTGGGTGGCGAATCAAGGAACCTATCAATAATGTTCACTGACGTTAGGGGGTTCACTTCCATTTCAGAACACTATGGCGAGGACGTGCAAGGCTTGACAAAGATAATGAACAGATACATGACGGCAATGACCAAAGAGATATTAAACAATAAGGGCACCATAGACAAGTACATCGGTGACGCACAGATGGCGTTCTGGAACGCACCACTGGATGACTGGGATCACGCGGAGAACGCCGTGTGGACAGGAATAAAAATGTTAGACAGCCTGGACAAGTTCAACGAGGAAGTACAGCAGGAAGGCATACCGGCTTTTGGAATGGGATTGGGTATAAACACTGCGGAAGTTGTGGTCGGAAACATGGGATCCGACCAACGCTTCGACTACACTTGCTTGGGGGATGGTGTTAACCTGGCCGCGAGGTTGGAGGGACAGTCAAAGACATATGGGGTGCGGATAGTTCTTGGTCCTGAGACAGCAAACAAAGTCAAAGACAAGATAAACGTGTTCGAACTCGACTGCATAGCCGTCAAAGGTAAAACAATAGGTGTAAAGATATACACGGTTGCCAAGGAATCAGAACACCACAGGCAGTTCCTTGCGTCATACTATGAGGGTGACTGGGATGAAGCACTCAAGAGATTGGCTATAGCCAAGGAGTTTCACATGGACATGTCCGAGTACTACGCAAACATGAAGACTCGTATAGAATCAGGCAAACCCAAGGATTGGGACGGAACGTTTAAGGCAACAACCAAGTAATTATTTTTTTGTATCGCCTGTAGAATCAAAACTCTCAGACTTTGATTTGTATTTGGCAAGTATCTCGTCCAACTCATCTGAACGTCCTGACTTTATTATCTCATCTTTGTATTCCAACACCATTGATAATTTTGTGTTGAGACGAATCATGTCATTGTCCAACATCCTGATCCTGTCCACGAGTTTTATCAATGTCGACGAAGCATCACCAAGCACGGGTTTGATCTCCTCTGTCACCCATTTCCAAATGTAGTACACGAAGTAACCCAGTCCCATTGCCGCCACTATGGGGAATCCAAAATCTTTTATCAGTGAGGCTATGTCCGGTCCCATCTAGTCCTTTCGTGCATCGTGTTTGCCCTCGTTGGCCGCGATACGTTCTGCGTTGGGTCTAATCTTGAGCACGTAACTCAGGAGTGCGTCTATCTTGACCAGATCATTGTTCATGGTCTGCACCCTGTTGTCCAGTGCACCAATTATGGCCTTCAGGCTGTTGACCGATCCTGTCACACTTGCGAGTATGAATTTGAGTGTCACGAACACAAAGGCACCTGCCGCTATGGCACCTGCTATCGGGAAACCCACTTCTGCGATCAATGTCACGAAATTCATAATGTGTGTATATTTATGAACCACATATGTGGCCTGTCAGAACCGCTAGTATTACCAATTTCACAGAACCGTAAATACTAATATGAAGTTTATTTTGGTAGTCTATATGTGCCTGGCCGGTGCCTGTGAGAGCGTGTACGAGCAGAAACTGTACGACACACGTGAGCAGTGTGAGGCATCTGGACAAGAGGTCAGAGAATACGCAATGATGAATTTCCCACAGAGTTCAGGTGAGGTATGGTGTCTCACGGAAGAACAGTTCATAAAATACCAGGACCACTACGATCCAACCCAAATGTCCTAATTGACATTACCACATTTCCATAGTATAATTGTGTATGATCCACGCAATGATAGATCTGGAAACACTATCCACTAATCCCAACGCCACCGTACTGACCGTTGGTGGTGTGAAGTTTGATCCATACACAACTGTAGAACCCTCACAAGGAATGTACTTCCGTGTGGACGTTGACTCACAGACAGAGATGGGCAGAGATGTCATGCAGGACACACTGGACTGGTGGGGCAGACAGGATCCTGAGATAATGGAAGAAGCATTGGGAGACAAGGACAGGATATCACTGGACGCCATGATCAAGACCATCAACAAATGGAGTGTGGGAGTTGATGTGTTCTGGTGTCAAGGACCATTGTTCGACTACGCCATACTACAGAATTTATACACACAACTGGGACACCCACAACCGTGGCAGTACTGGCAGATCAGAGATTCTAGGACTTTGTTTTCGTTGGTACCAAGAGATCCAAATGAAAAGAGGACTGGACTGCACAACGCATTAGAGGACTGTTACTTCCAGGCAAAGAAAGTTCAGAAAGTTTATGCACAGTTAGGTATCAAGAATGCCATATATTAAACTACTCTACCAACGAATTGCAACAACAATACTATTCTATCTGAGATTTGATCTGCAACTGCATTTCTTTTGGGCCATGTTCCTGACACTGTTTGCAGTGTTCTGGTCTCCATTGATATACCTGGGACTTGTTGCAACTATCGTTAAAGAAGCACTGGACCTATGGAGCAAGGGACACTGGAGTTGGGACGATGTCGTGTTTGGCGTCGCGGGTTGCATAGTTGGTACATACTTCGTGGGAGTGATCGCATGAAATGGTACAGCATCGAGGACCTATACCACATAGAAGGTTTCAAGATCCGACACAGCAAGAACCCCAAGACCAAATGGATCAGATTGAAATGTGTCTACAAAATTAAGATCGGAAACAAAGTGGTACACGTGGGCAGGTCCGACACCTGCAAAAAACACGGAGGTGCGGAGAAGGTCAGGAAGGCCCTGGTAAATCTACTGGGCATATGGGAGTACAATCCAGCAGTGCCAAAGACCAAGACCTGGGATCAAATCAGGTTGCAACACAGACCAAATTCTAGTAATATAAAGATAGGAATTATAGAAACCAATGCCATCGAAAAAACCTATCTACAAGAAAGAATATGAACCTGTTGACAGTGTAGACGAGAGCGTATGGTTGGGCAATGACACACCCATCATGGAATCAGATTTCACTTTCGTTTTCAATGACCGATATCCGTGCGTGCCAGGACACAAATTATTCATACCCAAGGAGAACAACGCACATTTCGTGGGCAGGTCCTACGGCATGGCGTATGACTACGGCAACGAAAAAATCAAGGCAGGGGAGATAGACGGATTCAACATTGGCATGAACATGGGAATACCGGCAGGGCAGACCATCATGTGGCCACACATACACTTCATACCAAGACACAAAGGTGATGCCAAAGAGATAGGCGGAATGAGACACGCACACCCAGGTGCTGATCACAAGAAATATTACTGATGCCAAAGAAAGCAAGAAGGATAAATCCCATATACGTTTCACCCGATGGCGGAGAGACGGTATACGAGCAATTACCAAATGGTGACAGGGTTTTAGTGGAACAATCACAGAAGGCCAAGGATGAGGAAAGGGCATACGAGGAGGCGGAAATGGTGGGAGCAGAGGCCATTGCACTAAGGAGGAAGTATCCTACACTTCAGAAAGCCTGGGACAAATATCTCACCGTATGGCATTTGATCAACGGAAATGAGTGACATGTACAACTATTCCTGTTTGGGTTTTACCAGCAGTTTACAGACGCCTGTGTGCGTTTAAAGGGGTGATTAAATAGCAATATGACCAAGTATGTTTCAATAATAGGCAACGGTGAAAGCAGGAGAGGGTTTGACCTCACTCCATTGAAAAGTGTTACCACCATGGTGGGTTGTAATGCACTTTTTAGAGACCATAACCTTGAATATGTTGTGGCCTGTGACCGTCACATGTGTCAAGAGGCCGCCAACACAGTTGGTAAAAATACAACCATTTATACTAGGGAAAACTGGTATAAACAATTCGCATATTGGCCTAATGTTAAGAAGGTACCTGACCTGCCCTACGTAGGCGACAAGAGACAGGACGATCCTTTCCATTGGGGCACAGGACAGTTTGCCGCACTAGTCGGAATGAGTTTTAAACCCAAGGCTGTGTTTTTAGTTGGTATGGATCTATGGGGACTAGGCAAAGAACAAAAGCCTGAAAATGTAAACAACATTTATAAGGGATCGAAAGGGTACACATACATAAAACGCCCGGTAGATCCCAGTTACTGGATATACCAATTTGGCAAGTTGTTTGAACACTCTAAATGTAGATGGATTATTGTCAATCAGGAAGGTTGGAAAATGCCAGAAGAATGGAATGAACATAAAAATGTTTTCCAAGATACATACGAAGGACTTGCCAAGTGGATTAACAACCAGTTGACAAAAAAGTAATCTCTTATAAAATTGTTGTATGATTAGACCAATGGTGGATCACCTGATGGTGCAACAGCAACTGAAGGCTCCACACAAGAGATGGAAACACATGGTGGGAGTAATGTGCCTTAATCTCACATACCGTAAACACGTCAAAATAATCTTACCAAAACTTTTCGCAAGATATCCAAGTCCAGAAGCATACCTACGTGGTAGGCTTAAGACACAACAGGAGTTGTTGAAGCCGTTGGGCATGTGGGAAGTGCGTTCAAAAAGGATCAGGAAGATGACCAAGCAGTACCTGACCTGGGACAAGCGAGAGGCCAGCGACCTGCACGGCATTGGCAAGTATGGATCTGACAGTTACCAGATATTTTTCATGAATCACATACCTCCAAATGTTCAAGACAAAGAATTAAGAAAATACATTGACAATCTAGTAGGATAGTTTATAATAAAGAATATGTTTGATAAAATAAAAGATGGAGATCTAGTTACTCTTAAATTGATTTCAGGGGAAGAAGTCATCGCAAAATATCTTAGCAGGACCGACACACGATACGTCAGTATCGAGAAGGCACTTGTGCTAATGAACGGTCCACAAGGATTGGCATTTGGTACATTTTTCTCCACTGCTAAACAGGACGAACCATTCAACATCGCAATCGACAAACTGATTTCAATAGCACACATCAATGATAAGATCGCTGATGAGTACAACAGAGTATTCAGCAAGATAGAGGTTCCAAAGAAACCTAGCATAATCACGTAATGGCACACTTTGACAAACACTCGAAAAGTATCACTGCTCTTGTAGATGTATCGGAGGCCATGCTGAACGCAATGGAGAAACACGGTATAGATCCTGAGACTGTGGCGAACAGGAACGAGTTCACTGTGATGATACACTTTTTGAAGAGTATAATCGATGGTGAGTTAAATATACCAAACGAACTGACGGATCGCATCAGAGATACAGCGTTCCAGATAGACATGGATCAAAAGTTAGACAAAAAACTGAACTGATGATCGAGAGGACTCAAGACTTTCACCCCTCTATAAACACTCTGCAAGTCATCAACGCAAGGAGAAACGATGACTTACTACTCAACTAAAACATACGGACACAACATAGGACTATCTGCGGTGTTCAGACAACCCAATGCAGATCACTCACACTGTCACCTACTGCACGGATACAGCCTGGCATTCAAATTCACATTTGGTTGCAAGGATCTGGACAACAAGAACTGGGCGGTGGACTTTGGTGGATTGAAACCTTTAAAGGCATGGTTAGAGAATCACTTTGACCATAAACTGGTCTTGGATGAGAATGATCCACATCTAGACAAGTTCAAGGAACTTGAAGAGTTGGACCTCGCCGACATAAGAATATTCGATGGCGTGGGTGCTGAAAGGTTTGCGAAACATGCCTTTGATGCCGCTGATGACATAATCAGAGCGGCTACAAATAACAGGTGCTACGTTGTTGAATGTGAATGTATGGAACACGGAGCCAACAGTGCCATCTACAGAAAAGAATAACTTCATATATGATATGGTTAGAGTAGGTCTTGTGGACAGGGCCTACTACTTCCAGATTTATGATACACCACTGGGACACAGATGGTTAGATGCACTCAAGGACAATCTTGAACAAAAAAGAATACTCGAAAAGAATTTCTGTTTCCTTGGTTTTGCAGATTCGAAGAGAAATCTCAATTACCTAGTAGCGGAACTGAACAAGAGCATTGCCAAAATAAATGCTTTTGAATTTGACCCTGTATATGAAAAAATACATCCTTTCAGTTGTGATGATTTTCAATATAGTAGTAACCTGCCGTTGGACACGACAGAAGAGGCCGGCAACAAACAGAATCTTGGGAGAGCACTTAAACATGAGGCTTGTAATTTATTACATAGGTATTTCGAAGAATTGCAAGGCACTTCCTGGCAACTGTCAGGATACTACAAACAGGCCGACGCCGAGACCAAATATGCCATCAGGCAGTTGAACAACCTATGTCATGAGATCGAAAGTTGGGTGCTAGCCGATAGGAAAAAATCAATCAATCCGGAATGGATCAGACCTTCCCAGATAACCACATTCCTAAATGCACCGAGATATGATTTGCACGAGGATGATTACGAACTGTTCAAGCAAAACAGGTACGACAGAGAATTTGGAGGTGTGTACCTACACTGGTCGCAGATAGGCAAGACACTATACGAAGTTTTCAGAGACGAACACGCACCAAAACTCACAGAATCACTGTGTTCAGAAATCAATCACCAGAAGTACTACTCCGGTGAATTCGACATCGAGTGGGGGAGGACAATAACAGAAAAACTTTATGAGTTTAAGAAAAAAGAAATGACCGAGTACCGTAAATGGCTCACTGATAACGGGTACAATTGGGAAGATCCTAAACTTTCACTGGGGCATATCAAGATAGGACAAGTGGACCTGCATAGATCTTTTGGAGAAGGTGCAAAATTTAGACAAATATATGAGATCATATCAAATAATTTAAATATCACTAACATCAAAATAGTATCGGACAATCCCCGTGAATGTGAGTACCCGTACACTTTAGACCATGATGATTGGCAACAGATACAGATGCAAGGACTTAAAAGAGGATATGAATAACGTAGTTTGCGTTAAATGGGGCAACAAGTATATCAGCGAATATGCCAATGTGCTCAACAAAATGGTGAAACGACACACCACAGTGCCGTACCAGTTCCATTGTCTCACAGATGATCCCAACGGATTGGACTCAGAGATCAATGTTATAAGACTGCCCAAGGATCCATGCATCAAATCTTGGTGGAGCAAACTGTGGATGTTTGCACCCGAGATGCCACTGAAAGGTAATATCTTATTCTTTGACCTTGACGTGGTCATATTCGACAACATAGATCCCTTGCTCTCGCACACAGGCAAGTTCAACATAATCAGAGACTTCAACAGGTGCCGGGTCAAGGACTGGAAAATTTCTAACAGCAGTTGTATGCGTTGGGAGGCGGGCACGATGGACTATCTATGGACGGAATTCAAGGATCGGTCAGCACAGATCATGCAACAAAATCACGGAGATCAGGACTGGATAACCAAGAGAGCAAAGGACGATATAACATGGTTCCCAGATGAGTGGATAAGATCATACAAGTGGGAGATGATAGGTTTGAAAGATACAAAATTGTTAACCAAAGATGGCAAAAAGTTTTTTAGTAAACCCGTTGATATAAATCCAGGCAACAGAGTGGCTGTTTTCCATGGATCGCCAAATCCCATGGAGTGTGCGGATCAATGGGTCATAGACAATTGGAAGTGATGACCAGTTACGGCAAAGTAAAAGTTAAAAGACACAATCCTAGGTTGGATGAAGTGCCTGATGACTGTGGATACATGCAACGGTTCGAGTTCAATGTCGACATGAACAGCAACGGCATAATGGGCGAGTGCATAGATTGGTGCCAACAGAACTGCGAAGGCAAGTGGGGTTGGTGGTTTGAACCCGCTGGTGAGATAGAGAACCCCAAGAACCATTGGGAACACCAAAACGCATACATGAGTTTTGAAATCAAACGTGAAGCAACAAGGTTCTGGATGGCGGTTGGAATACAAAACAGTGGGCAAAAGTAAGGATAATTAATAGTATGAAATGGTTCGAGATAACTGAAGAAGCAAAAAATCAAATGGAAAAATTGCTGGAAAAGAATCCAGGCAAGTATGCTGTCAGCCTCATGGTCGAGGGTGGAGGCTGTGCAGGATTCAAGTACAAGTGGGGATTCATAGACAAAAAGGAAGATGTCAATGCAGACGACCACACAGAAGACTGGCACACAGGTAAGTTTGTTGTTGACGACGCAAGTATGCTTTATGTTGCGGGCACAAAGATAGACTGGAAAGAAGAAGTGTTCGGATCACAATTCGAGATCACAAACCCTAACGCATCTGCTGGCTGTGGCTGTGGAGAATCGTTTGGCATATAATGGATACTGCTTTCATAATAGGCAACGGTGAATCAAGAAATATTTTCCCAATAGATAGATTAAAAGGACAAGGAACAATATATGGATGTAACGCCATATACCGAGACCATCCCATGCTTTGTGATCACATAGTGGCGGTGAATCCTCCCATGTACGAGGAACTGGCCAAGTGGCACAACAATGGCAAGGAGTCACCAACAATACACGGTCCAGACGACATCAGCAAATGGAACTACATCTGTGCGGACGATCATATCCACGACATTCCCGAAGGTCTAAAGATTTACAGAGTGTGGCGTGGTGGTGACGTCAAGAAGGGAGGCAAGATTAAAACAAATGATTTCAGTAAGGCCCGGGGTTCAGGTTGTAGTGCCGTGCTGATGGCCGCAGAGTCAGGCATCAAGAACATAGTGATAATGGCGTTCGACATCATGGGTGCCCAGCAGTGGGAGATGGAAACGCCCAGTAGGATACAGAACAACATCTACAAGAACAGTATCAACTATCCAGACAGGGCCAGCATGAAAGCATATCTCAAATACGAATGGATGTATCAACTTAGACAGACGTTCAGGAAGTTTCCTGGAACGAACTTCTATTTCATCAATCGCAAGGAATACCTAGAGGGCAATCCGTTCCTGCGTTGGTACTTCGATCGGCCAAATATAAAGTGTGGCATCTACGCTGACCTGCAGAGATGGATCACGGGATCACGTGATGACATCCGATGGAAACAGTTATAGGGTCTTGGTACTGCTGGCGTCCAACTGATACACCTTACGCATCTTGACGCCCACGCTCTGTGCAAACTTCTTGGAATCACATTTACTACACACGTGCTTGTAGTCGTTTGAAGCACGATCTGGATCAACCTTTGACTTTGGTCTCATGAATGTCTCTGAACAGGCATCGCATTTGAACACATAGATCAGGTTCTTCCTGTGGTAGTTGTGCATGGTGCCTAGTTTGCTCTCCCTCTTGTACAACTTCATCGTCTTTAGGGTTTCTATGAACATATTACTATTTAATAAATACGAATAACACATTATGGCGAGAACTAACATAGACATAGGAACACTGGGCAATCCGGCCACGGGCGATACTTTACGTACGGCCATGATCAAGATCAACAACAATTTCACCGAAGTTTACTCGTTGGTCAGGGACGGTTCTTCTGGACTGATA